ACACTCTAAAAGGATCATACATCCCATAGCATCCATGGTATAGTAACCCTTTGTTGGTTCTGCCATCACAGGTGCGGCAGCCAACATCAGCATAGCAAATAATTTTTTCATAGCATAATCAGAAAGGAACTGCACCACCTGTTACTTCAGGTACTGCTGGAATCTCAGGCATTGAAGCATCTAAGAGTCCTGGTAGAGCATTTGTTACACCTTCTACAGCAGCATCAGTGACTTGCTTCTTGACTCCATCAATGATAGAATCTTTTTGTAGATAGACGTAAACTCCTCCACCGATTATACCAGCAGTGCCGACAAAAGACAACACTGCCAGTGTATTAATCAACTTTTGCATCTTTCTTTTCCTCTTTAGGTTTTTCTTCCTCTTTCTTTTTGGCAGTTTGAACACCAAAAGTTGCTAGAGTGCCAGTGAAAACAGAGGCAATGAACGTAGGATCGATTTGTTTTTGAGGAATCCCAGGAATTGAAACGTAGTTCAAAGTCAGGATTGCTCCCGACCAAGCAAGGATAATAACTCTCACAAGGGTAGCAACCCCTTCATCAGCCCATTCAAATTTGTTTTCTTTCTTTTTGGGATCCTCTTTACTTAAAGCAGAGTTTGCCATATGAAAAGAGTAACCAGCCCTATTTATTGACTAAATAAGTCAAGAAACGATATCGTTGAAGCAAGAAGATGCCTCTTAGTAAGTTAGATAATTTTATCAAGAATACAGAGGGTCGTATTTTATACGTTAATCCCAATGATCTTGATGCCACAGATAGTATTAGTAATCAGGGTAACTCCTTAACTCAACCTTTTAAGACTATTCAGAGAGCTCTGATTGAGTCTGCTAGATTTTCCTATGTAAGAGGTAAAGATAACGATCTGTTCAACAGAACCACAATCTTATTGTATCCTGGTGACCATATTATTGACAACAGACCTGGTTTTGCTATCAAAAATGTATCAGGAACTGGTACAGTTGTAAGTCCTGGTGGTTCTGAGAGTGATGCTACTGCTACACTCAACCTGACTCTTGAATCAAATTTTGACTTAACTCAAGAAGACAACGTTCTTTATAAGTTCAACAGTACAAAAGGTGGTGTAATTGTACCAAGAGGTACATCCATCGTTGGTATGGACTTGAGAAAGACCAGAATTAGACCAAAATATGTTCCTAACCCAACTGATGATGATGTAGAGGAAACTGCTATTCTTAGAATCACTGGTGGTTGCTACTTCTGGCAATTTACATTCTTAGATGCTCAAGATAATGAATTAGTTTATACTGATCCCAGAAACTTTACTACAGCAAATAGATCTCAACCAACATTCTCTCACCATAAAGTAACAGCATTTGAATATGCCGATGGTGTTAATGATGTTACTGGATATGCTGGTCTAACTGACCTCAGCATGTACTATTATAAGTTGACTCATGCTTTCCAGGCAGCATCTGGAAGACCAGTCACATTCCAATGGCCATCAGAACAGGGTGACTTCGATAAAGTAAGACCAGAATATGAAATTGTTGGTGCTCTGGGTATTGATCCATCCATTGTTACTGGTATGTTTGCTGGTGATGGAGCATCTCCTACTGCTCAAGTTACAGTCTCCACACAGAGTCCTCATGGATTGACGACAGGAACACCGATTAAAGTTCGTGGTGTTAATGTAGCAAACTATAATATCTCTGCTCTTGTTTCCTCTGTTATTGATGAATCTAGATTTACATATCAATTAGCGAGTTTCCCAGCAAACCTAATTGCCACACCAGACTCATCCAACGCTACGATTACTATTGAGTCTGACACAGTTAGTGGTGCCTCTCCATACGTCTTCAACGTGTCTCTGAGATCAGTCTGGGGTATGCAAGGTCTCCATGGTGATGGTTCTAAGTCTACTGGATTTAGATCCATCGTTCTGGCACAATACACTGCTATCTCACTACAAAAGGATGATAGAGCATTTGTAAAATATAACCCAGAATCTAGACTATATGATGGAATTGTTTATACTAAGGTAACTGGTGGAGACTTAGCATCGGGTTCTAGTTCCACTAATAGTGCTACAGTTTATCACCTAGATCCATCTGCTACTTATCGTAGTGGGTGGGAATCCACTCACGTCAAATTGAGCAACGATGCTGTATTCCAGATCGTTTCGGTGTTTGCTATTGGTTTCAATAAGCACTTCGAAGCATTAAGTGGTGCTGACGCATCTATCACCAACTCTAACTCCAACTTCGGTCAGATTGCTCTGGTTGCTGATGGATTTAAGGCAGAAGCATTTAATCGTGATGACCAAGGATTCATCACTAATGTTATCACACCTAAGTCTATTCCATCTGGGGAAAGAGACATTGGATGGTTACAGATTGATGTAGGACTCACAACATCTGTTGGTATCTCAAGTCAACTATATCTGTCTGGATTTAGTGACCAAGACGTTCCACCAACATCTATCACTCAAGGTTTTAGAATCGGTGCTAGAGATGGAGAAACTTTATATCTACCAGATTCTACAGGTATTGGAACAACTAGTGCCACTATCCAGATGTTGGATAATGAACTAGGTGCTGGTAGTACAGTTGCTTTAGGTAACTTCTCTGGTGCTAAGAGAGCAGATGTTGTTCCTGGTATCTCTACCAGTATTCTGGAACTTGAATCTGATATTGGATTAGTAACTGGTGAGTCTATTAAAGTTGGTAGTTACAGTGGTGATTTACCAGAAGGATTGGAAGATCACAGGACATACTATGCCATTAGAGTTTCTGGCACTGAAATTAAGGTAGCAGCATCATTCTCTGATGCTAAGAATGATAAGAATATTGCAATCTATGGTGGCAATGATCTTAATGTACAGAGTAGAGTAAGTGATAAAACTCCGAACCAAATTGGACACCCAATTCAATTCGATACCGTAAACAATAATTGGTTTGTTCATGTAAATGCTGACAATGGCATTTATGCTGGGTTGGCAACTAATACAAATACTGCTACGGCAAGGAGTTATGTCAAGAGAATTGATGACACCCGAGGTTTAGACTCTAGACTATATCGTTTGAATTATGTTATCCCCAAAGAAGCAGAGGATTCAAGAGATCCTCTCCAGGGTTATATCATTCAACTGTCTAGTCAAACTGGATATGCTCTGAGTTCTTATGCCACAGCAACAACAATTACCAGAGATGATGTTCTGTATAACAGAAACAATAGTTTCATCTCAACATGTTCTGTAGCAGGAGCAACAGTTACATACACCACAGAATTACCTCATGGATTAGATGTTGGTGATAAAGTCATCATGGAAAACATCAAGAGTGATACTAACAGTGTTGGCGCTGCTGGTAGTGGTTACAATGGCAAGTTCCTTGTAACTGGTGTTACTGATGACATGACATACACCACCAGTACAACTGATGTTGATTCCGTTGAGCACAACCCAGGAACATTTACTGATACTACATCTTCTCGTAACCTGAGTCTTCCAAGATTTAAGAGAAATGATTTACAGTCTAACTTCTTTATCTACAGAAGCAATACTATTCAGAAATATGAAAAGGATAAGACTGATGGTATCTTCTTACTTGAAGTATTAGACGCCGACTATGCTCCTTCTGTTGAGTTTACAGCACAAAAATACAAACCAAACGTAGAAAATTATTATCCACAAATCGATAAAGATAATCCAACAGACAACCCAAATGCTGCTGTTTCTTTTGCTAAGAGAACACCAGTTGGTTCTGTTGTAACTAATGACCTTAAGAAGAGTATCACCAGAACCACTATTGATAAGTTCTTCACTAAACTTAAGTTAGGTAAAGAAGTATCTGGTGTTGATGCTACAAGTGGTGTCTCCACAGTAACATTTGAGAGGAGACATGATTTCAATGGTGTTCTCGGTATTACAACAATTACTGATAACTCCACATCTTATGCTGATGGTGTATATTACAACCAAAAACTGCTGAATGATGGAACCACCGATTGGAAAGGTGCTACTGCTACAGTAACAATCGCCGGTGGTGATATTGTTAATGTTGAAATTGCTAACCCAGGATCTGGATACTTAGAAAGTCAGACTGCTTTAGACATTGAAGGTATTGGTGGTGAAATTGGCATTGGAACTACAACAATCAATGTCAGTGTTGGTGATGTTGTTCAAGTCACTGGTATTGGAACCACAACATCAAAACACTATAGAATTAAGTCTATCGTAGATGACACTAATGTTGCTCTTGCTACGACAGATGCTGATCCAGCAATTGCTGTTGGTTCATTCATTTACAATGTCGGTGTTTCCGTAACTGTTACGAGTTCTACATATGACTCTACCACAGGAATCTCTACCTTTACATGTGCTAATCCACATGGTCTGATTGCTGGTAATAAGTTTGAATTGTTGAATGAATCTGACGGTAGACTTGGTGAGTTTACTGTTCGTGAGAGAATCGGCATTAGCACATTCTCTGCCGTAACTATAAAT